AAGCAGCACCGATTAACTTAACAAGACCATCGAACTTGTTTAAGTTTACGTTTACACTTGAAGTGTCGCCTTGCCATAAAGCAGTTTCTAATTGAGCAGCGATTGTCTTAGCTTTCTTTTCAGAATACTCTTGCTCAAAAGGTACGCTATCGTACATAGAACCAGTAGGTAAAGCTTTTTGTAAATACTTAGCTTCAAGGTCTTTAGGACAAAGAGCTTCGTTTACTTTAATTTTACCAGGAGTTACAGTACGTTGAGTGAAGGTAGTAGAACCAGAAGCATTAAAGCCACAAGAAGCGCCATCTTGGAAGATAGCGTCAGTTTCCATAATGTTGATTTTTTCGCTTGACTTTACGCCAACCATAACGTTACCTGCACTCTTAATAAGAGCAGCAGTTTTTGCACCCAATACAGATGAAGTTACAAGTAGAGCTTCGTTTTCTTTTGTATAGTTTGCTAATGCAGATACATCAAATCCCATTTTATTTTATTTTTATTTGTTTAATAAAGCGTTTCTAAATTTCTCAATCCTATCGTACTTCATTGAGTGTGTAGTTACGTTAGAACCGAAGTTGTTTTTTGGCTGCGCAATAGGTTCAGCGTTAGGTGTCTTAGTAAGTGCTTCTATTAACTCAGCTACTTGACTAAAGCCATTCTTAACTTTTGCCTCTAATTGTGCTACTTGTGTTTTAAGATTTTCGTTTTCAGAAACTAAAGCAGCGATTTCATCTGCCATTTTCTCATCCATCTTTTTACCCATTTCAGCAGGAGTTTCATCAGCGATTTCTGCTTCTACTTCTGGAGTTTCGATAGAAATAATCTTAGCGTTTTCGTCTAACTCGATTTGAGTTCCGTCTGCTAATTGGTGTTCGCCAGTTGGAGCAGGTGTTCCGTCAGCTAAAGTAACTTCACCGCCAATAGCTAATTCGCTAATCATAACCTTTGTACCATCCATAAGGCTATATTCTGCGAATGTAACAGGTACTTCCTCGATAGGTGTTTCAGCAGAAGCAGGTGCTTCTACTTGTGGCATATCTTCGAATAAAGCCCTAATTTGCATAATTGCATCTTTTGCGTTCATCATTCTTTTTGTTTAAATATTAATAAAAGATTTTGTTTATCATTTAACCCGTTGCAATATTTCCTTTATTGCATTCATAAGTTCTTGTTCTTTAGTAGGCTTGGTCTTGTAGGTAAATAACCCTTCTACGCTAAAGCCTTTAAATTTGCCCTCTTTAACATCGTTCCACACGCCTTCGTTATCTACTTTAAACGAGCCAAACCACGAGCCATCAGGTGCATCTTCAAAACCCTTCATTGGTTGTATGCCACGGCTTTGATCTGTAATAAAGCTTTCAAACATAGTAACCCCTTCTACTTGTTGTTCAGGGGAGTGCATCAAGTTTACGTTTGATTGGTAGCCTCTTTTGAAAAACTTTTGCGCAATCTTAAAAATAGTATCTTTACTAAAGACCACATAATAATCGCCGTAAGTAGCATCACTGCGAAAAATAGGTACATCAGCCAACATAAGAGGTCCAGAAATAATACGCTTATCTTCGCTAACCACTTCAAATCGTTGTTGGTTTTTAAAGGCATTCCAATTCTTTTGAATAGCAGGTCTGTCTACGAGTGCAACGTAATCTACTTCTGCATCGTCATTCATATCCTCGCTAATGTCTAATAAATAAACAGGTAAGTCCATAATCTTAAATATTAAGGGTTTTAAATTGTTATCATTTAACCAAACCTGGCTCTTTGCTGAATAGCTGCAATTCTTTGTTGGTTACTTGTTACATCGCTCTCTACAACGTAGCTTCTTATCGCTTGGTTGCCTATTGCGTTAATTGTTTGGTTGCTTAGGTTTGTAGTAGCCGCTTGTGGTTGTGGTGGTGTTATTGGTGCTGCCGAACTTATACTCGGTGCAGTTGCTCCACCGCCTACATTACCAGTTCCCTTTGCAGAAGGTATGTTAGTGCTAATAATCTTTTTAACGTTTACCAATCCTGCTGCAACTGTGGCTGCTGCTGCAATAGCTCCAAATGGTGGGGGATAAGCACCTAAAGCTTTTGTAGCACCTTCGTAAGTAGACATAACCGCTTTTGCTACTGCGATAGCTTTACCTGCAACGCTATTTTGGTCTATAAGACCTGCAACGGCATCAAGGGCTGCCATAGCCCCTTGCTTTTGCAATTCAAGTTCCTTTAGTTTATCATCAGTTTTTTGCTTTTCAATTTGCTTTTCGGTATTTGCTGCATTTTGTTGCGTTTGAATAGCTTGTAAAGTAAAGTTAGTTGTGGTAGACATAACCTTCATTTGACCTGCTATCCTTTCATTGTCTACCGCTTCTTGTTCTTTTTTAGCTTTATCCTTTGCATCTTTTTCGTCTTGTGCAATTTGCTTTTGGCTTACTAAGTTATCTTGTTGTAATAGCTTCCTTCTATCTTGTTGGTTCTTTAATAACTCCTGAGAAAATTGTTTATCTTCTGCTAATTTCTTATCGGCTTCTGCTTTACGTTTTGCAGCAGCTTCTTTATTAGCATCGTCAGAAGCTTTAGCAGCATCTTTCAATCCGTCATTAATACGCTTTTGTTCCTGGGCATCTAAAACGGCTTGTTCGGTTTTTAAACCTCTAAACTTCTTAAGTTCCTCATCAGTTAGCCCTTCTTTAGTTTTTAGCTTTGCCCTTAAAAAAGTAAGTTCTGCTTCGCCTTGTTGTTTAGATAATTCGTATATCTCCTTCTCCTTTCCACCTTGTGCAGTAAGCACTTTAATTCTTGCCTCGATACCTTCATTACCTCGCTTAGTTGTTTTCTCTAAAGAAGCTAAAGCACGTTCTGCTTGTGAGGTTACACCTACGAAATCAGTAACTTTTGTAATGATGCTACTAAAGAACGTTCCAACTTGTGCAAGTCCTGGCACTAAACTTAGTACTGCCTTCTTTACTTTGTCAAAGTTAGCAGCTACTAACCCAATTCCTATTGCTAAAGCACCAATACCTGTTGCGATTAAAGCCCCTCTTAAAGTAGAGAATGCACTTACTACCTGAGTTTTAATAACTGTACCTAATTGCTTAAAACTATCAATGCTTTCGCCTACGGCTTGTAAGCCTTGCGATAAAGCCATAGCAGAATTTACTTTAAGTAAAGTTTTCTGCAAGTCCTCGTTCTCCTTACCAAATAAAGCAGTTGCTCCTTGTAAAGCACTAAAGCCACCGGCTACACCACTAAGTGAAGCAGTTAAGGCTTTGAACTTAGCATCTGGATTGAAGGCATCAATTAAACTCTTAGCATCTCCGATTTGGTCTTTAAGTTCGGCTGCCCTTTTTGCTGCGTTTACGGCTTCCTTGCTACTTGCTCCGAACTGCTCGGATAGTTTAGTTACCTCTGCCGTTGCTTCTCTAAGCTGCGCTTTTAAAGAGCCTAAAGCTTGGTCTTGGTTACCGCCGACTGTTATATTTATACCTACGTTCTCTTGTGCCATTAGTATGAAGTTTCTATTACTTTAAGGAATGATAATTTAGTAGTATTGTATTCCATAGGGTTAAAGTTCTCGACTTTATTAAGCCTAAACAATACCCCGTCTATAAATACATACTTACTAAAATCTAAGTTAAAAATGTCTATAATATCTAATAAACCAAAGCAAGTTAATAGCTTACTATCCTTGCTTGTTATTTCAGCAATGTAAGGACTATGAAAGGCATTAAATACGTTTGTGCTTGGGTAACTATTAGGGTTAAATTGTAGTTCTTTAGGTGCGCCAAAGTTTATGTCATTAGTAGGGTTAATAGGGTCATCTAAATGCCCTGCATAACCATAGCTTGTATAAGTAGCCAAGTTAGTAGTTGTGTTCATAATATTCCAACTTGCTACACCCGTAATCTTTTTGGTTTGCATTATACGAATGATGCTATCCATTCTATCTTCTGCACTATTTGTGTTTGACTTCTTATAGATTGCAGGGAATACTTTGTCTTGTCCTGTTTGCTGAAACAATACAGATGCAGCAAATATAACCTCTAAAGTATCGGTTTCTTTTACGAAATCAAACTCGGTATCATAAATAAAATCTCCATAGCCTTCGGTGTACTTCTTGCGATAGTTCTCCCCGTAAAAGTCATTGTCAGCCTTGAACTTGTAGTTATAGTAACGAGCGTTAATCTCACTCATTGGTTTAATGCTTATAGGCTTTGCTCTATCTACTTTGTTAGTCCAATCTTCTGCCGTAGCCGATGTAACAGGATAAAAGTCCACATACGGACTAATAACAAGTTCCTTGTCGTTAAACTTATTCTCATAAACGTAAAGGTTAAACATCTTAACAATGCTTAAAAAGAAATCAGTTTGAAATATACCTTTTGGGATTGTATCGTTTACCTTAATTGTTTCTCCTAAGTTTACCTGAACTTGTGTAGGTGTACTTGTAGTTACACCTATCTCTCCTAAAGTTATATCCAGGATAATGCCGTTTCCTAATATCTCAACTTGCATTGTGTCAGTATTAGCAAAGGTTACTCCGCTAACAGTGAACTCGCAATTCATAAAAATACTAACACTTGCATCAAAATCTTGTCTGCCTATTTCTGCGTTATTCTTTTTAAGTATAACAGAATAGTTTGGTAATGGTGGATTGTAAAAGGTAACGTTACCCCTTAATAAAACCTTTATATCGGTTGTAATTGTTACACCACTTCCATAAGTAAACAACTGTCCTAACCCGTCAAGTGTAAAGCTACCTGCGGTAACCATTGTGTATTCTACATAAGGACTTAGGTTAGTGTTTATAGTTATTAGCTTGGCTGCTGCGTTAAGGCTTGTATTGTTTAGCGTTGTTATGTTTGTTTGGTTATGCGGTATAATCAAGCGTTTGAATAAAGCAGTATCAAAGAACGGGCAACTAAAGGTATAATCTGTTCCTGCAAATATCTTTTGCATATACTCTTTTACATACAAAGCAGGTCTAAAAGTTGTATATTGAAAGTCCTTTTTAAGTGTTCCGTATGTACCTGTACTTACGTTTCCATAATCAATAAGGGGATAGTAATAACCAGAACCCCCTGCATTATCCCAACTCGCACTAATATTTGCTACGCTATAAGTATGGTTGTAATCACTAAAATCTAAATCTTCCAAACGCTTATTGCCTAACTGGTTAATAAAGCCACCAAGTTCTCCTACAACGCTGCATTGGTATTCGATTGTCTCTTTATCAATAACTATTTCCAATATTCGTAAAGTGCCTTTGAATATTTGCACCTTATCAATAAATATTTTGCAGTTAGCTTGTTTAGTTACGTTGAAGTTATACCCTACGTTTGGTAAGGTATTATCCGTAAAGTTAGCGTTGTTAAGTTCGAATATGTACCCAAATACAAGGTTATTGTTTGCCGTTCCTGGAACGCTTATTGTTTTGCTATAAGAAGTATTGCGACTACCGAACTCACTTACATCATCAATGGCATAAGTGAACTCGGTAGATATATCTTGCAATAAATCAATCTTCTGTTCCTCTATATAAATTTCAGTACTAATCATTATCTGAATTGGCTTGTTAAGTATTTACCTACTTCTACTTCAATTTCAAAGTTAAATAGTTTGTCTGCGCTTTCTAACTTGTACTCGTAATTGCTTGTACTTATGGTAACAGGGAAATAAGCACCAAGAACTTCCATATATACAATAGGACTTGATACAAGTTGAGCCAACCACGAATAATCTTGTTCGCTAACCCAATCAGAAGTAAGCCTATATTTATCTTTATGCTGAATAGCATAGTTGAAAGTTGTTTCGTTATATCTGTTATATCCATCTATGTTTGTCATTTGCCCACCTACAAGCTGCCAATCGCTTCGCCTGTATGATGCTCTTTGATACTCGCTCGACCTTCTATTAACAAGGGCAAACTTCTTTGTATCCCAACCGCCAAGCCTATTTAGGAACTCAAGGTTAAATTGTTGGTATTTAGGATAGCACTTATGTCTAATCTTTATTACCCTTGTTTGTGCGCCACTTCTTTTTAAATAGAAATTATAGCCGTAAGTATCTTCGTTAATAATAGTTCCACTTGCCCAATCGTTTATGTGTCCTGCTTGTAGGTTAAACATATTGAATTGACCGCTTAAGGTAATGTTACCCGATACAGTATTAGTAACCACATCGCCTTGCCCTAACACCTCAACCCAAGCCGAATAACCGCCCGTTGCTATGCGTAGGAAGGTAATGTAAAAGTTATCTCCGTATTCAAGTGTTATTTCGTCTGTGTCCCTTTCCGTTAAGAAGTCATCGGTAAAGTTTTCCAATAGTAAATTATCGTAATAGTCCGATAACACCAAAGGTGTTTGGTTTTTAGTTAAGAATACATCGGCAAACAATGGTGGCACAAAGTTGTAAGCTGAATAGCTGCCCGATGCTAAGTTGGTAGTTGTAACACCGCTAACTTCCTCGCCTATCCTTACGTCATAATCTACTTTAATCTTGTCATTTGAAGCTACAAGTATTGAGTTGCCAGAAGGTTCAAAGTAGTTAGTAACAAAACTTCTTACCATTGGAGATGCGTTAAACACCCCATAGCTACCTTCTGCACTTGGAGCAGGGAAAACTTTAGAACGTATTACTTGACTTCCATTTATGTATACGTCATACACAAATTTAAAGTTAGTAGTTCCGCTATTTGTAGAACTTGAAACGAACCATAAGTTATCGTGCATAGACGAATAGGGTGCAGGACTACTTGTTATTGTTATTGCCATTGATTGCTTGTTTGATTTGAATTTGCACATCGCCACCTACTGCGATTGCTATATTCTCAATA